TCACTTCGCCCCCATATTCCGATATGCGCGAGTACGAAGGCGGGAAGGACCTTAGCGTTGATAATCTTGCACAGTTTATATCGGTTTATCGACCGTATACAGATTATCAGTGTGTGAATCTGGGCATTCAAAGAAAAAACAACGATATATTCCAGTATTGGGATGAATACATCCGAGTTGCGAGAGATAACGGGTATAAAATGCTCGCATGGAATGTTTGGGATAAAGGCATGACTGGAAATATTGGACAGGCCGCGGCCTTCTTCCCGTTGAGACATGAATGGGTTTTTGTGTTCGGGACGGAGTTCTATGAAATTAATCTCACAGTGGAGAAAAAACCGGATAGCATAACCGATAATCCGGGAAGAAAGACGAAACGCAACAAAGATGGTTCAACATCAGAACATAGCACAGGCGATACATCGCAGCCATATAAACAAATGGAATCTGTGCTGTTTATGCACCCGGAACTAAGCAATTATATTCGCTCTTTGCATCCGGCGACATTCCCGGTTGGCCTTCCGGGCGAATACATCAAAGCGATGACGCAAAAGGGCGACATTGTGATTGAACCATTCGGAGGCTCGGGCACGACTCTGATCGCATGTGAACAGACTGGCAGGAATTGCCGCATCATGGAATTGGAACCAAAGTATGTGGATGTCATTATTGCTAGATGGGAGAAATTCACAGGGCAGAAAGCAGTCCTGCTCAACGAATAGAGGTGATTCACGATTGCGCGAAATAACACGCGGCCCGACTGGAACGCTATCCGGCATGATTACATATCAACGGATATTGGCCAGCGGCCACTCGCCGAGAAATACGGCGTAAAATACACCACCTTGCGCCGAAGGTCTGAGCGCGAGGGTTGGGTTGAACAGCGTGACGCAATGCGCCGCAAGGTTGACGCGGAGGTGACGCAAAGAACGGTTGAAGCTGCTGTCGACAATGCGGCAATAGCGCGGGAGATACAGCGCGATTTATTGGAGCGTTTGAAGCGCATATCTATGAAGTACCCGCAGGACGCAACGGAGGTACGCCAGCAGAAGGACGGCAAGACGATGGTATACAAGTTTACCGACCTGACGCGGGCATACCATGACCTTATGGGCGGCATGGATGTGAATGTGAATGTGAACATGCAGCGGCTGGACGCGCTGAACGAAGCGTTTGAGGCATTGAAGGGTGATGCAGAGTGACGGCACAGGAGAAGGCCCGGTATTTCATCACCCACCCTGCCGCTCTGGGCCGCGCTCTGGGCTATACGGATTTCCGGGATGACCTTCACGGCGGCTGGATAAGGCGCATGGTGACGAATGATGATGACATGACGCTGCAAGCCCACCGTGGCAGCTACAAGACAACCTGTTTATGCGTGGCAATATCCCTGTTGATGCTCTGGCACCCTGACCAGAACATCATTTTTTTGCGCAAGACGGACAGCGACGTTGCGGAGGTCATTAAGACCGTGAATCGCATATTGTCCACGGACATCATGCGGGATATTTACCACGCGCTGACGGGCGGCGAGCTGGCGATTGCCCGCGACAACTCCAGCGAGATCACGCTGAACATCTACGCCGCGCCGCGCGGAGCCGCCCAGTTACAGGGCATCGGCATTGGCGGCAGCATTACAGGCAAGCACGCAGACATTATCATCACGGACGACATTGTAAACCTGAAAGACCGCATTTCACGCGCTGAACGCGAGCGCACAAAGGCGGTTTACATGGAGCTGCAAAACATTTGCAATCCCGGCGGTCGGTTCATCAATACGGGCACACCGTGGCATAAAGAGGACGCCTTTGAGCTGATGCCGGACCCGGAGCAATGGGATTGCTACTCCACGGGTATGTTGGACAAAGAACAGCTTGACGACCTGCGCAAAAGCATGTCACCTTCGCTGTTCGCTGCCAACTATGAGCTGCGCCATATTGCGCAGGAGAACGCGCTATTTACTACGCCGCCGACGTTCATGGATGACGCAAGCCTTTTGAAGGATGGCGTGGCCCATATAGACGCGGCCTATGGCGGCGAGGATTATACGGCCTTTACCTGCGGCAAGCGCGTGGGCGACACTCTGTACATGTATGGGCGCATGTGGCACACCCACGTTGACACGGTGCTGGACAAGATAATCGCAGATTGCCAGCGGCTCAAATGTGGCCCGATAATGTGCGAAAGCAACGCCGACAAGAACTTCCTCGCCAAGGAAATCATGCGGAGTGGGTATAAGGCAAGGCCATACACAGAGCATGAGAATAAGTACCTCAAAATTGCGGAATACCTCCGCAAGTGGTGGGGAAACATTGTGTGGCTGGAAGGGACTGACCGGGACTATCTCGCGCAGATTATGGACTATACCGAGGACGCGGAACATGACGATGCGCCGGATTCGGCTTCTGTAGTTTGTAGGTATTACGATAGGCGTAGAGGCACGAAGTACGAATCCCCATTCGGAGGGTAAACCATGCTACTGACATATCAGGACTTGCAGTTGGCAATCGCGAAAGGGCGGCTGACGGCGTTTGTCGGGCAATGTATCGGCAAGCACATCAACAGCCCGGAATACAGGCTTGCGGTAACTGCCGATGAATACGATGCCCAGCGAAACACCACCATCAATCAGGCGGCGCGATACTTCTATAGCCTGTCTGGTAATCGCAAGGTGGACTATACCGCAAGCAATAACCGCATTGCGTCGAACTATTTCCGGCGGCTGGTGACGCAGAGGTGTACATACTCCCTGGGTAACGGCGTGACATTCGACGAGGATAACGTGAAAGAAGGGCTGGGCGACAAGTTCGACACCGACCTTTACCAGATTGCCTACAATGGCCTGAAACACGGTGTGGCTTTCGGCTTCTGGAATGTGGACAGGCTGCACAGCTTCCCGCTGACAGAGTTTGTGCCGCTGTGGGACGAGGAGGACGGAAGCCTCCGGGCTGGGATTCGGTTCTGGTGTCTGGACAAGCGACGCAAGCCCACATACGCGGTGCTTTACGAGGAGGACGGCTACACCAAGTATAAGTCAGCCCGTGGCACGATTGGCTTGAATCTGGAAGTCATAGAGGAAAAGCGGGCATACCGTCAGGTGATTCAGCATACAGAAGCTGGCGGGGATGAAGTGATAGGCGAAGCCAATTATGGCGCTCTGCCTATTGTTCCTCTGTACGGCAATCGCAATCACCAGAGCGCCCTCGTGGGTATGAGAGCGGCGATTGACGCCTACGACCTGATACAGAGTGGCTTTGCCAATGACCTCGAAGATTGCGCCCAGATGTACTGGATTATTGGCAATGCGCTGGGAATGGATAATGCGGATGTCCAGCAATTTCTGGACAGGATGCGGCTCAATCATGTGGTGGTTGCCGATACAGAAAATTCCAGCATTACGCCGTACACGCAGGAGATACCCTACAACGCTCGTGAAGCTGCACTCAACAGGATAGCGTCGAATATCTACCGGGACTTCGGCGCGTTCAACCCGGAGGATGTCGCCGCAGGACAGGTTACTGCCACTCAAATCAATGCCGCCTATCAGCCGATGGATGAGGAAGCGGATGATTTTGAATACCAAATAATTGTGTTCGTCCAATCAATCCTCGCTCTGCAAGGCATAGAGGCGGTTCCACAGTTCAAGCGCAATCGTATTTCTAATCAGACGGAACAGGTGAACATGATTCTCTCTGAGGCTGAATACCTCGATTCTGAAACCGTGCTGGAACTGCTTCCGAACATCACAACCGACATGAAGGATGAAATCATGGCGCGGAAGGATGCGGAGGACGTGCAACGCTGGAAGAACACACCTGTGGAGGAATAACCGATGATTGACTATGGCGGCAGAAGAACCAACCTTGCTGTGAAGCGAGCGGAAGGTGAAATCAGGCTCATTTATCAGCAGGCCGCCAGAGAAATCGAGGAGAAAACGAAAGAGTGGCGCGAAGGTCACGCCCGCCGGGATGCCAAATATCGCCAAATGGTGAAGGACGGCAAGATGTCCAAGGCCGACTATGAGGCGTGGATGCGCGGTCAGGTATTCCAGGAAAAACAGTGGAAGGCCAAGCAAGCGCAGATTCAAGCGACATTGCTCAATGCTGACAAGGCGGCGATGGCGGTTGTCAATCAGGGCAAGCTGGGCGTGTTTGCCGTCAACGCGAACTACATCGGCTACGGATTGGAGCATGATTCCGGGCTTAATACCGGGTTCACCCTCTATGACGAGAATACCGTTGCTCGCCTGATACGGGACAACCCCAAAATCCTGCCGATGCTCCCGCCGGAAAAGGCAGTATTAAAAGATAAGGCATATCCATACTACAACCGCCTGATGAACCGGGCAATCACTCAGGGAATCATTCAAGGCGAAAGCATCCAAGACATCGCTTTCAGGGTTGCCAGGACAACTGGCGAGAGCAGCTACAAGAGCGCGATGCGCAACGCCAGAACCGCCTACACGGGCGCACAGAACGCCGGGCGGATGGAGGGGCTGCATCAGGCGCAGGCCCTTGGAATCAAGGTCAAAAAGCGCTGGCTGGCGATTCTGGACAGCAAGACCCGCGATTCCCACGCAGAGCTGGACGGGCAGGTGCAGGAGGTGGATGACCCGTTTGAAAGCCCTCTGGGAAACATCATGTACCCCGGCGACGCGAGCGCGGACGACCCCGCGGATGTATACAACTGTTTCGTTGGCGAAACGAATGTAGCCACGGATAGCGAAATTATCCGTAGCTACAAACACGAATATGCAGGAGAATTAGTCACTATCGAAACTGCCAGTGGCGTAAATTTCACCTGCACTCCGAACCACCCAATACTTACTCCGAGCGGGTGGGTTGCTGCGAAAAGCCTTAATAATGGCGATAACTTGCTCATAGCAGGATTTGGTGGGAATTTGACGTCTCGGGTCAATCCAAACGTAAATCATACTTTTTCCCGCATTGACGCACTCCATAAGTTTTTTGACATAACGGGCAGCAAGAGGACTGTACGTCTGGGTGTGAATTTCCACGGCGATGTCCCCACATCCGATGTCGAGGTTATAACTCAAAAAGGGTTCCTGCGGTGTGACAGGAATTCCTGCGGCAGCGATAGCGTCAATGAACTCCTGCTCAAACATTCCGATAAATCGCTTATGGGCAAGAGCGCGTTTATGCAGCATTTCGGGAGTATTAGGTTTGCCGCGCTTCGCCTTATTAGCAGCGCTGGCAAGTCTTTGTCTTTCCTCCGGGGACGTCTGAGCCATTCGATTATACATGGATTCAGAGCGGTTACGCGGGGTAATTCCACTGTTCTTCAACCGAAGCCCAATGACGTGTCTGGCGACATGGAGTTCATCGGCCAGTGCCTTGACAGATTTCCCGGCAAGGTATTCGTTGATAATGTAATCAACATCAAGGTTTCTACGGTAAGCCATATTTCTGTATTCAACCTCCAAACTGACAATGGCTATTATTTTGTCAACAATATTATACCACAAAGTCGGGAAAAGTGCAATGGCAATTTTGCAATAGCGCATAACTGTCGGTGTACACTGACATATGTTTACCCGGAGTACCCGTCCTCAATGCAACGCCGGGACGCTGAAACTGGCGAGGTCATAGAGGATATGACCTACCGGGAGTGGGAGCAATGGAAGCGGGGAGATGGCGATGAGCCGCAGTCTGAAAATACCGTTGTTGAAGGGAACGATATATCCGATACTTGGGAGCGCCGCCCAGACGAGTTTGATTTTGAAATCAATGATGTCATCAACGCACAGGGATTCGATGGCGTTCCTCGTGTTGTGGATGATGATGAGTTTGAAAGAGCCGTCAGGGAAAGCGGGTTCATAGCCCAGCGCTCATATAGTGCGCCCGACCAAGAAATACTCGATGCATATCGTGACCAACTTTATCATGGAGAATGGTACGTTGACTGTGGGACAGGCGGTGCCCAGTATGGACAAGGGATGTACTGCGCTGCCGATTACAATGGCGAACTTACAGACGGAATCAAGGCCGAAATGGAGCACTATCGGAATCTTGGCGAATCCAGATACGAAACACACTTTGATGCTGGCACGGCAAGAGAAAGAAAGTTTGAAATGGCTGAAGCTGCTGGTAACGAAGTACTCGCCAATGGTGGCACGATGCAGGATGCGCGAGCTGCCTATGATAAAATTATGAACACCTCGGATTTGGAATGGGCAGAAAAGTATGCTCCCGAGTTGTTACCTCAAAAAGGCGTTTCATATACAGAAACCTTGACCCTTGCGCCAGACGCAAAGATAGTGACCTGGCGCGAGATAAACGATATAAGAACAGGCACTCTCGGCATCGAGTACCGCAACGAAGTTCTTGAAGAAGAACTGAAACGACGCGGTTTGTCCGGCGATGAACTGACGTTTGCACGATACAATGCAGGATTAGGAGTATCCTGGAATGAGGTTGATGCTGCTGCGCGTAGACTTGGCGCAGAAAAGCGGAACGCCGTCATGGAACAGCTCGAGGATGCTGGTAATACAGCACAACGGCGGTTCAATGAAGAGCAGGAACGTCGTAGAGAACGCGCCCGTATATACCAGGAGAAGTATCACGACATCGGGTCGCTTGCGGCTGCACTTGGATATGATGCCATCAACGCCGAGAACCACGGTCAGAGCGGCAGCTACACTGTAATTCTCAACCGCACCAAGGTGATTATTAGGAGGCCGAAATGATAGAACTCAGGCGAAATAAGGAAACTGGCATTGTTGAAGCCTGGAAAAATGGCGAGAAAATTGGCGATGTCATAACCATGGGAGATGAAGTAAAGAAATGACCGACTTCATCATCAAAGAGGACAATACCAAGGCTTTTAAGGATGCCAGCGATGTCGCCATCAGGCGGGCACTGGAAATCATTGGAGGCAAGGCTGAAAGCTACGCCAAAGCTCTGGTTGCGCCTCTTGGCCCGAAGGGGAATCCCATGCGGACGGAGATAACCGCCCAGCTCCGCAACAGCCTGACACACAGGGTAGAAGGGCATACGGTTTTGATAGGCTCCAACCTCGATATGGCGGCTTTCGTTGAGCTGGGCACCGGGAACAAGTATCAGCCGTCCGCCGAATGGATAGAAACCACCGTCAAGAAAGGCCCGAACAGTGGCCTGTCGAAGTGGTTATTCTATGACAAGGAGCTGGGGCGAGTGCGTATAGGCTTGCCGATGGCTCCCACACCGTTCCTGCGTCCTGCCGTAGAACAGCATAAGGACGAGTACAAGAACGTGATAGAGAACGAACTCAAAAACGGATAATTGTGGTGCTTGGTTCTCTGCTGAGCAGGGCTTAATTTCCCGTTCGATTCGGGAAGCCACACTGAACACGATAAATCCAGCATCCGCAAGGGTGCTGTTTTTATACCCGTGACGATTTGTCACGGTTTGTAGCACCCAAAAGGCCGGAAGGAAGGGCGGCGACGGCCCCCCGGAAAACCCGCCGGAAGGGGACAATCATTAGGGTAGCACCCGTAACAGCGAAAGGAATGATTACACGATGAAGCAGACCATTTTCCCGATGAACATTCAGCTCTTTGCTGACCCCGGCGTGAATTTCGACGAGATTCTCCGCAAGCATGTTGGTGAGGACGGCAACATCCCGGCCGACAACATCTCCAAGGCAGCCCAGGCGATTTCCAGCGCCGTGGGACGTGCTTTTGTGGATAAAGCGCGGTACAATGCCAAGCT